CCTTGATCTTAGTTCTATCAGTATGGCCCTCAAACAGCGTATCGACTATATGATTGGCATATTTATTAATTATGCCCTCGCTGGAGGGCAAGGAATCACCCGCCCTGACGGAAGCCGCCTTACATAAGGCAAAAAAAGCGCCCACCAGAGGCCGAAATTTGGACTCTAAGGCATACTTAGCCCTAAGTATTTCCGTGGCTTTAGCAAGTATGCGTTTTTCGGTTATCTTAGTCATTTCCCAAGTTCCTGCGATAATGATAAAATATGCTTTATCAACAATCTTTTCGGCATCCGTTTAATTTCCTCGAAAGACGCAAATTGCGGGTTAAGCCCCTGCTTTTCTGCGACCAGATCAATGACACGCCTTGCAAGCTCTGATTTCCCTTTGCTTCTTAAGCTCTGCCTGTCAACGGGCCTTTTCCATAACGATACATTGAGTTTCAAAATTGCATAATAAAGGGACAGCCAATATAATTTAAACCGGGGCCAAAATGTTTTTATCCTATTAATGATCTTGTGATAGGTCATAAAAAGGAAATATTTCATTTGCCCTTCTTTGCTTTTACAGGCTTGCCATTTGTCCCTGCCGATCCTTTGTCAAGGTTAGTTTTATTGATGTTGTCGATATTATCGTCAGGTTCCGGTGTATCGTCTGTCTGCGTTCCCGGCTTTTGACCGGCTATGATAAACGGATCGACCTGGTATTCCTCATCGCCTTTCCCGGAATCAATGTAAGTCGCAGGTATATAAATCGTATCGCCCTTGCCGTCCTCGCGCGCAACGTAACCCGCTTCGGCCCTTATTTCATCTTCGGTAAACGCAAATATATTTCTCATTGATTGACCGCGCTCGAACAGGCGCTGCTTTAATGCCGGAATTTCCCGCTCGTCAAGAACCATTCTAAACCTGTTCCCGTCCTTATACCTTGCGAGTATAAAGTCTCCCAGGTTCTTGAACATAAACTTTGCTTTCGGCAGCACGGCAAGATCATAGAGCATATAAATTGCCTGCCTGTAATTGTCCAGTGTCATTGTTTCAGTGGTCACAAGGGGAAGTGGTATTCGATAGGCATTGTAAACATCGACCGCCGATGTTTTCATCAGGTTCACAAAATCCATATCACGGGAAGTGATGAGGAGATTTTCATATTTTGTCGGCCCGTTCAAGATAATGTTTTTCCCGGAGTTAGGCGGCCCGGATAGCCCCTCCTGAATAGCGGACTTGAACGCTTTATACTGATCCTGGCTTAACGCGCCGCCGTCAGGGGACCATTTACCGGACGGCCTTGACCCGTTCTTGACTATGCCTGTATTATGCATACCGATATAGAATTTCATAAGGGCCTGATAATAAACTGATTCAAGGTCGGACTGTGCCCTTAAATAATTTCTCCTGCGGTTGCTGATAATATGCATCATCTGGTTTAATTGTATCTGATCTTCAAAGAGGTATGTATTGAGGCCGTTTTTATAAGCCATTGTATCTATCGCACGGTTATAAGTGGTTATGACATTTTGATATGACCCTATGATAGTTTGAATATACCCGTCCGATCCCTGCATTACTGATACTGTATTCGCTGGATAATGCCGGAAGCTGACAGGATCATAATTGACGTTGCCGCCTATAACCGGGAAGGCTTCACCGCCTGCCATAAATGAAATCATTAATTCTTTTTTAACCTGGGTTTCGTTCCAGCGCATGTCATTGGATTCAATGAGGGAAAGCGCCTCGTGTTCAAGTACATACTCTTTTGTTTTCTTGTCCTGCAATACCGGCCTTATCTGGCTAAACTCATCACTGACTATTGTAATGGCATTATGCACACAATCGACAGCTGCAAATAGGTAATAAGCCATTGTCGCCGATAACCAGCTCCCAAGCTCATTATCGGTATTCCCGAATATCGTGTCCATTGATATGCCGTACTGAATATCTTTTGTCTCGATAGGCTCCAACCGCTTTGATTCAATAGGGGTTGGCATTAATGCAAGCTGATCTTTCATTTATTGGACTCTCGGACTTATTGTTATAACGGGTTCCGATGTTTCGATCACTTTAATGCAGTTTGTTTTTTTGTGCTTGATATAATTGGCAATAGCTTTGTTTGCAAGGTCGATATTAATATAACGCAATCCATCAAGATTATGCCAAAAGAATAACACTTTTTTCTGAACGATGTATTTTATACCTTCGGGCTTTGTTGTATCTTCTAAAATCCTGAATTTCATTTACCCCTTCCTTGCGTACTTTTCACGCATCCAAGCTGATGCTATTTTGTCAGCAATGCAATCAATGGCAAAACTGATGTATTCAGGGTCCTGGATAGCTTCGCTTATTTCGTTCAAGTCCCGCCATTCTGGTTTATACTCATTCCTGCATATCTGATTACGGAATTTCCTCTTTTCTCCGGGCGCTCCGCAATTCTTAGTCGGCCTCTTTTTGCCTCTCCCGCCCGTCCGTTCGTAAGTTTTGCAAACTATTGTATTATCGGCAATTCCTGACATTGTAAAACCTGCCTATTTGTTGTCACAGGATTTGCAGTGCATATACCCGCCAATGTGCTTTGTCTCGAATTTCTTCCTGCATATTGGGCATACCCGCTTTACTATGCGCTGGCGGTTATCATAGATTTTGAGATTCAAGGGCTGCGATTGTATAATGCCTTTCTTGCGGTAATGATTTGTCCGGCCTCTTTGTCCTTTCAAGATTGCCTTTGCTTGATTTTTTGATAGCTTATACTCCATTGATTCATCAGACATAAACCCTCCTAAAATACATCAGATTGATATATGAACTCTTCTATTTTTGCCCTTGCGATAATAAGCGCTTCCATCATATTCGGGCTTTTTGTGCCTTTAGGTTTCTTGTTGATTATAATTTTACCCGATGCCGATGTATCTTTTTGCGGCTGGCTTATCTCATTCATAAATTTATTGATTATAGCCTGACCTGCCAATTTTGCGAATGAAATAACTTGTGATTGATCGCAGTCCTTACCGTTCGCATAGCGCCAGGTATTGAAAAACTGGAAGCGTACGCGCCAATATGCCTGACTTTTCGCGTTCTCGAAAAGCTCATCATTGCGCTTATCCCCGGTGTCAGATTCTATCGGGTCAATAACTTTTCCGGCTGCGGACCATCCGACAATCTTCATATCAAGGGCTTTCTTTTGCCTGTCTGTTCTTTCGGCTTCTGGAATCGCTTCTATAGCCTCTTTGATTTTTCTTACAGCTCCACGCACATCAGCGCCTACACCGATATTATCATAGCGGAATTCTACACAATCGTTATCAACCGCTGTCCAGAAAGCCCTCTCGCTCGTAGCGGTTACATCCTGTGTATCACCCCATTCTGTTATAGATATGAGTTGATTACCGTCCATTATACACTGAGCATTCGTGTCTACCCCGCCGTCCGCAACATCAAGGGCGCTTATCCGCTTGCCTGTGATTATAAATTTATCCTGCAAAGCAGATCTTACCCATTCGGTAGGGACTACGACATTTTCGATAGAGGCCCCTGGATTCCTGTCTATTTCACGCTGGAATATGTGTATTAAACCCTGGTCTAAAGCCGCCTGCCGCTTGACATTGTACATTTCCTGTGTATGATTAGGATTGCTAAACCACTCGAATATAAATACAGGAATGGCCCCTGATGATACTTTTTGATAAAATAATGTATTCGTTCCCTGATGAGTGGATATGTCAATTATACAATCTGATGTTTCTGATAGTGCCGCCTCAATCATTTCAGGGTGTTCGTAAAATGCTGACTCATCCTTGAAATATATTGATCGCCTGCCACCTCTGTCCGGCTGTTCACCGGAAGCGCCCGAAATGTCAGACCCGTTTGAATTGTTCTTGATATAGAAATAATTAGACTTGATGCCATCTGTAAACAATGGCGGCAGATTGTCCAGGATAAACCTTACCTTGCCGAATAGCGTACTGATATCCCCGATTTTATCAACGCTATCGGCCTTGAATGAAAATAAGCCGATTGATGTGTTGTCCTGGAATAATAGCAGGTATACTCCGAACGCGATTGTAAGCCAGCTTGCCCCTACGTCTCGGGCTTTATCAACCCCGCCGGATTCCCTGTTTTTATAGCGCTCCCATAACCAAGTTATATATTCTTTCTGTCTCGGGTATAGAAAGAATGGAATTACTTTATCTTTGACTCTGGGATCATAAGTAAAACAGTATCTTTCAATAAAATCAATGATTGATTCCGGAAGGAATATCTGATACGCCTGATAAGCAGTTTCTATGCTTTCAGGGTATAATGCTTTAATGCGCTCTTGAAGCGTCATTTAACTGCCTTTAGAGCCGATAACCTTTCCATAAGCATAACCTTCAATTCGGATTCTGTTTTGCCTTCCAGATTGACCTTGACAGGCTTTATTTCTGTCTTGAGCGTTACCTCTTCTGGAACTTTGCCCATTACACGGTCTAAGACAAGGTTCATTAAAGGCGCGTTCTTACTCCTCAATGCGTTTATAAGCGCCTGCTCTAAAATGGTTGATGAAGGATCGTCGAATACTTTCTCAACCTCTTCCGGGGTTAACGATATGATTTTACCGAATGTTTCTATTAATTCATTGGCTGAATACTTCCGTATTTTTTGAAGGGTTACTGACATTTTCGGACGGCCTTTACGCCAAATCCTTTCAGGATGTTCTCTGAATGTTTCGCCGTTACTCACCTGTTATTCCCCTATATTTTCAGGAATTGTTTCAATATCTCCATTGGTATTAGGAACTTCAAGATATTCCCTGACTATTGGCGATAAGTCATCACCAAACATTGATTTAAGGTTCTCGTATATTTCCCTTGCTTCCTCTTCTGTGAGGTCAACAGTCCCGGTCTCATTACTTATTGTGTAGCCTAACTTTGTCATAATTATTTACCCCTCAATAATTTACGCTGTATATACGTTAATCCGATATCTGCAAATCTAAATAGGTTTTCAAATAATATTGAAATGAATAATAATATAGTG